GAACAGTTCAGCAGGCCTGTTTTATAAGAGGAAATATCTAGGTCTGTGGTGCATGGCTGAGGGGTCAATATTTGACTTTTTCGACACTAAAATTAACGTAAGAGACAGACCGCCACGCGCAGCAGAATATTGGATTGCATCTATAGACTACGGTCAAATTCACCCTTTTGTTTGCTTGTTAATTGGTGTCTCAACGGGTAAATACGATCAGTCAGGCAAATGCATGTGGGTTGAGAAAGAGTATTTCTGGGACTCAACAAAGAAGAAACGACAGAAAACGAATAGCGAGTTTGCAGATGATGTTAAGGAGTTTCTAGAACCCTACGCAATTAAATGTATCTACATGGACCCAAGCGCTGAAGCTTTTCAACTAGAATTGCAGCGTCGAGGAATGCACGTTGTTCACGCTAATAATGACGTTCTTAACGGCATTGCTCACACAGCTTCAGAAATGAGAAAAGGCAATCTATTCATATGTTCAGAGTGTACTAATACTATTAGACAGATTGAAGGGTATGTTTGGGATAGTAGAGCAGCTGCAAGAGGGGAAGATAAGCCGGTCAAAGTGGAAGATGACGCGGTGGACGCTCTAAGGTATGCTATCTATAGTCATAAGGTGGCAGTTTATGAACCATACGTTCACAATCCCGTTGAGTTTCAGCGTAACAAGTATCAAGTTACAAGAAATTTTTAATTATTGCTTTCTTGCAAGAATAAAATCTTTAATGTAGAGTCTCGCATACTATATCATACATATGTGAGGCTCTTATCTCTCTATCACTAGCACCATATCAAAACAACATAGAGCCGAATCAAGGTAACATTCGAGGCTGGCTCGACAATCTTTATAGCAAGTTTCAGCCGATTGAAGCAGCCCGTTGGAATCAATCGAATATCGACACGCTTTTCTACGCGGGCAATCAATCGTTTATCAATAGAAACTTTGCGTTTTCTCCTGGCATCACTTCGCAGCAATACTATTTCAATCTATGTCAACAGCCTGTAAATATGGTCACAGGATATCAGCGTCAGCATAGGAAATCTATTGTCTATCAAGCTGCGGATGGTGCAGATCCTCAGACTACCGATCAATACACACGATTGATTATGAATGTAGCTCAAAAAGAAGGGCTACACGAGCAATACTCTAAATCATGTGAGCTTGCAGCTGTTGCAGGCATGAATCTAATGCAGCCTTATCTTGACTACACTGGCGACGATCCCGCACAAGGACAATTAAAGCTTAAGGTATGGGAATATAATAGCTTTCTTGTTGACCCATTCTTTAGACAGCCCGACATGAGCGACGCTCAATTCGTTTGGTGTCAAGAGTATATTAGTAAGAACGAAGCCGAAGCGCGTTTTCCTGACAAAATCAATACTGTCAAACCCATGGCGGGAACCCCACAGCGATACGGTTCGTTTTACTTCCTCCCCGAAAATTACAACATGAATCGCAATGACCTACTTGTGTTAAGTTATGTTTGGTACAAATGGAGAAAGAAAAAGAAGCGATTATATAGTAGGAGTCGCAATCAATTCTTTGATTATGCAGGTGGCGATGGGCAGTTAGAAGAGATTCTCTATCATATCGATGACATGGAAGAGGTCGTTGTAGACACTCCTTGTTGGAAGATGTGTGTCGTTCTCAATGAACAACTTATGTTTCAAGGTGAAAATCCGTTGTGGGATGGCCCAGAATGTCCATTCGTCCCGAACTACTGGAACTATGACCCGCATATTCAGCAATATGAGCTACGCTCGCGCTCATTGATATTTCCTATGCGTTCGCCTCAATTCCTTTTCAATTACAAAGTAATCACTAACAACGATATCGCAGCAGCTACAATAAATGCAGGTTGGAAGCGGAAGATCGGTGCTGTTGCTAATGAAGATAATTTAAAGAAAGCGGGTCAAGGGTGGGACGTCATCGTCAACGAAGGTTACGAGCTAACAGACGTTGAGAAGATTATTCCTAGCGCCGTTCCTCAAAGCGACCTTGAGCTTGCTGAACAGATGAGCAACCTAATCTTTAAAACTAGCGGTATTGATTTAGAGAACTGGTCAGGTCAACAAGATAAGCAAACGTCAAGTTTAACATTAATGTTAAAACAAGCAGCTAACCTTCTTCCTTTTCAAAAGTATTTTGATCAATGGGATCAGTCGCTTAAGCTTGTTGGTGAGAGGCTTTTGCAAATTGCTCTTAACAATTGGAATGCTGAAAAAGTTAAGTTGATGATCGGAGAAGAGCCAACTGCACACTTCTATAGTAAAGTTTTTGCTAAATATCAAACGATAGTAGAAGAGGGGATGTTGACACCAACTCAACAGAATTTGCAAGCGAAGAATATGTTAGAGATTAACGAAACATTCGGGCGTGAGGTCTTTCCTCCGAGCATGATTATTCCTAAGATGAACATTAGCGGGAAAGGCGAGATCGTCCCATATCTTCAACAACAAGAGCAACAGCAAGCAGCCGTACAAGCGGAAGCGCAGAATATCCAACATGCTTACGAAGAAATGAAGATGAAAGAGCTCATGGCTAAAATTCATAATCAATTGTCTCATGCAAGAGAAAGAGACGCTAGAGCAGAAAGCAATATCGGATTATTTGAAGAGCGCATGTCAGAAATTAGTAAAAACCATAGTATGGCAACTAAAGAGAAGATGGCTGCCCTTGCTCAACTTATGGAAACCATTCAGAAATTCGGAGAAGTAGAAACATTTATCCGTAGTAATCAACTCGATGCGGTTAAACAAGATGAAGAAGAGACGGAGAAAATTGCTCGTATGGATGTAGAAAAAACTGAAGCATCAAAGAAATTTCTTCAACAAATTATGAATTCTGGTACTATGGGAAATCAACAACAAAGTAATCAACAACAGCCAGAAATGGCTCAAATGGAGTAGTTATGTCAGGCGGACAAAAAATTAATGACCATTCATTCTGGGCAGGCGGTCGCTCTAAAGCTTCAGTATTTCCAGACGGACCACACAAAGCAAAAGGTTATGCATCTGCTGAAGGTGCTGGCGATCTAAGTAAGTATGAAGATACAAGCGAAGCTATTAAGAGTATGCAAGATAAAAACCAGAAGAAAGCTAAAGCTCATCAAGGTAAATTGCCTGAATACAGAAACTAATTAAGCTAGGGAATGACATAGATGTAAATCTAACTCGTGTTCCCTAGCCCTTTTTAAGGATTTTATGAAAAGTACTAAGACTATTCAGTCATATAAAAACACTGCTGCTCAAAAGAATAGAACCACCTTAAAAACAGGTGATTCTAACTTTGCTGATCCTATCGCTATTAGGAATCAAAACCCTAATGACAAACCAGTTGATGGCGTTGGTGTGCAGTGGGATTTTAGGTGTCCACAATACGATCAAAGGTCTAGCAATTTCGTTAACGCAGGCACACACTATGGTGTAGGTCGCAAGCAACCTATTGGTCACGAAGGAAACCCTAAAATGCACGTTGATGTTTTGCCTCAGTCTAGAAAGAATACACTACAAGATGATGATTTAGGATAGTATGAAGAAGCTAAAACCCCTAAAGCGATCAGGCGAGGCTCATGTGTCCAAAACTAAGTTTGGTATGGGCGATCACTACGGATCTGGTATAAAGAATCCAGTTGGTAAAATACGTGATGTTATGGGAATTACAGACGTAACACCTAAGCGGTTAAAGAAGCCCCCTAAGAAACTGGCTTAGTAGTCATCTTATCGTCTCGAATCTCTTCGTCAATTTCTTTTGCGACTTTTCTATAAATCTCTTTGCACTTTTCATCTGACAGATCATCAAGAAAAGATTTGCCCAAGTGACTGCGATGATTAGTGTATTGGTCGATACTCCACAAAACGAGCTCGTGTTCCGTAACATTACCTTTTTTATATTGTGGCCAAGTCTCTTCAGGGGGAAGTAGCCAACATAGTTCCATAGTGTCAGTGTTAGATACAGCACGGAATAAATACGAGTTGGTTTGAGGCTTAGGTTTAGTCAATCTTGGCTGCCAGTACATTTTTTTTGTCACTCCGTCATCAGCTGTTCTGGGGTGAGCAAATATGTAAACATAAGGCGAGTAATATTGTAGTCCTTGCGACAAACGATTGTGTTTTAAGCAATCTTCAGCCCCTTGATTAATATTTAGGGCTTGCTCTTTCTTAAGATGAAGTAGTCTATCATGTGTTTCAAGGCGATTTAGTTTCATATCTTGCCAACAATTAAATATTTATATGTAATGTGGTTGCAAACAAACCGCAAGCCAGCGTAACGGCAAAGGATATCATAAATGAGCTCAAATGTAGAAGAAAATCAAGCAAATGTTGCTACACCATCAGACAAAGAGCTGAATTTCCGCGCTTTAGAAGCGAAGTATCAAAGACAATTAGAGCAAGAAAGATCTGCAAGATTAGAGGCTGAAAGAGCAATGCAAGAGTCTCTAGCATCAAGGCAACAAGCAAATGATGATGATGATGATGATGGAGAGCCCTACATTGACAAGAAAAAACTTAACAAACAGTTGAGCAAGTTTGGTCAAAGTACTCAAAGTGATATCCAAAAAGCAATGGAACAGGCTAAGCATTCCGCAAAAGAAGAGCTTAAACAAGAAATGTGGCTCGATAACAACGCAGATTTTTATGATGTATTGCAACATGCTGAAAAGTTTGCTCAACATGCGCCTGAGTTAGCTAAGTCTATATTAAGAATGCCGGAAGGGTTCGATAGACAAAAGCTTGTATATCAAAACATTAAGCAAATGGGGTTGGATAAACCCGAACAGAAAGCGCCTAGCATTCAAGAGAAAATAGACGCTAATCGCAAGTCTCCATACTACCAACCAAGTGGCGTTGGTTCTTCTCCCTATCAGTCTCAAAGTGACTTTAGCCAAGGTGGGCAAAAGCAGGCGTATGAGAAAATGCAGGAATTAAAAGCTAGGTTAAGGCTCTAATAAACCTAAGGACACAATATCAATTGAATTTTTATTTGACTTGATATTGTGTCAATTATATATTGAAGACTCGCCAGTCCTGTGTCATGGACATTCGCGTTAGAAAGCTTCGCAACTTTCATCAAGATATGATCGAGAATAGATGTAGTTAGGTTCGTCTACCGATCTTCATATCACATTAATCTCAGTTATGAGGTTACCAATGTCGATAACGACATCAGGGAATCTTGGTCCTATGATTTTGCAGTCGCTTGCGCCTGCCATGTTGTATGTGCCAACCCCCACAATGAACTATATTACTGTTTGCGATAAGGTAAGTATGCCTGCAAACGGTGGTACTACTATGCGCTTTATGCGTCCTCGTGCGCTACAGCCACCTACTATTCAGCTTGGAAATAGTGGAATTGATCCACCAGCACAAGTTCCACAACGCGACATCATTGATGCACAAATGGCATTCTTCGGAACCGGTTGCATTATCAACGAACAAGTTATTTTACAAGACCAAGAGGGTGTTCTCGCTTGGGTTTCTGAAAGACTTGCCGTTGCAATGAGACAAGCAGAGGATTTGATTCTTCGTGATTATGTCGTTTCTGCTGCATCAGTTATTAACGCTGGTGGTGGTTCAAATAGCGACAATCCAACAAATTTGGGTCTAAGTGACTTTAGCTTAGTTGCTACTACACTTGATACAAATAACGCTTATAAATTTATGTCTGGTATTGAAGGAATGGACCGTTTCGGCACAGGCCCAATACGCAGCTCATATTTTATGTTGTCGTCCACTGAATTGCAGACAGACTTCGACTCATTAGTAGGTCAAGGCGTGTTCAACAACTGGAACTATCCTACTAATTCCAGTTCGTTGCCAAGCGAATGGGGTTCCGTATATAACTTACGTATCCTTACAAGCTCGGAAGCACCGGTTGCGAGAGGAGCTAGCGCAAACGGACAGGATGTATACTATAACACGGTATGCGGTAAGCAAGCGTTGACCCATATTAACCAAGATGGCTTCTCGATGAATTTAATTTATCGCGACCCTTACTATTCTGGTATGTTGGCACAAAACGCCACACTAGCGGTGAAGTTTGCGCAAGCGCAGGCAATCACTCAAGATACAGCGATCCGGAACCTTATCAGCACTCGCCTGAGCGCGATTTCTGGTCCATAAAAGGGAGGTGTCTATATGGCTGAATATTCAAGATTAGCTAGTGGAAAAGTTCTTTCAGTTGGTGGTGATACTGTTGTTACAGTGCCATTTCTACCTGATTACATCGAGGTTTCTAACGCTACTGCTGCACAAGCTGCATCAGGTGTGACTAGAGCTTGGTGGAATAAGAACATGGGTCAAGGCGCTGCATTCCGTAACCTTTATGGTACTGGTGAGCAGTATATTGACGTGCTTAATGGTAGTATTGGTAGCACAGCGGGTTTAACAGATGGTACAGGCTTTAAGACAATCCAAGCCGGATTATCTTTACAGTATGGACCAGCTTACTATCACTTGTCTGTAGCAACTGCTGACTTTAGCATTAGTAGTGCAGCAAATGCTGTGGTTGATACAGTTACCGATCACGGTTTAGTTTCAGGAAATGTTGTTATTTTCTCTAACTTATACCAAACAGCGTCAACTGGTATGCAGCAATTAGCTGGCATTCCTTTTGAAGTAACGGTTGTAACTTCTAAGCAATTTACAATCTGCTGGGATACCACAGGATCTAATTACACTGCCTTTGATTCGTCAACGTCATTGAACAATGCCGGATCATTTAAGCAAGTGTTATATCCTGCGTTATACGTGCCGGGTAGTTCTTACATTTGTGATATCACACTAGGTGCGACCACAACTGTTGAAACAACTGCACCACATAACTTTGTGGTTGGACAAGAAGTTGCGTTTAGAATCCCTTCAATGGCTGGGATTATCCCACCTGTATGGGGTCCTTCTGAACTCAATAGTTTGCCTAACGTGTTAATCCCCGGATCACCAATTTACGGCTATGTTGTTTCTGTCACGGATAGAAATACTGTTGTCGTCAATATTGATTCAACAACTTATGGAGCGTGGAACAACAACTTCCCATTCCTAAGTTTTGTAGGAAAAACACATCCACAAATTGTTGCTGTTGGCGATGTTAATACAGGTGGATGGCCGATTTCGGCAGGTTCTGATCTGTATCCATCACCATTAGTATATGATGGGTTTAGCACAGGCGCGAGACGTACCATTAACGGCCCTGCAATTCAAGGCGCATACATTAACAATACCTTTATGGGTTTTGTTATTGGTTCAGGTGTTGCTGGATCTGCTGATGATGTCTTGTTCTGGCGCGCGTACATGAGCGATAAAAATTATCCTTAAAAAGATAATGCACATGAATGACGTTGTATTTTAATATATAATTAGTCATTTTGGGGGGGATTAAATAGATCCCTCCCAATAGGTTATCATGGCTCAAAACGGTGTGATTACATACCCAACACCACTCTACTCTAATCCGGCGATAGACCCTGAATCTTATCAGCCACGGGTATTTACTATTTCCGACATCACTTTAGGTCCACAAACGACGATAACAACGTCAGTTGATCACAATTATGTAATAGGACAGTGGGTAAGATTGTTAATACCTAGCAATTATGGGTCTAGACTGCTAAACGAGAAACAAGCACTGGTTGTTTTGATACCGTCAAGTACAGAAGTGACGTTAGACCTTGATTCTAACGGTGCCAATGCATTTATTTCTTCACCATCATACCTGCCTTTTCAAAATAAAGTTTATCCTCAAATTGTGGCAATCGGTGATCAAAATAGTGGAGCTATCAACTCAAGTGGAAGAAATCCGACTGGAACGTATATTCCGGGATCATTTATTAACATTTCACCTTCATAGGGACTAATGGCAAAGACACATACAACATCAGCTGAAAAAGAAATCATTAAGGCAGGCGAGCAATTCGACGCTTTTAATGAAAACATTCAATCATTGACACTTGATCGTATGAATGAAGCACCTAAAGAAGAAACAGCACCCCAAATAGAACTTTCTCAAGCTGACCGTGAAAAGATGGGCGAGATTTACCTTAAACCAGTGAAATCTATTGGATGTCGAGAGAAATTTAACGAGAAATGGCGTAAACAGTATGAATTTGATAAAGAATACGTTAATTTCGAGGCAGAAAATAAAGAAATCATTGGGGAAGGCATCGAAATTTGGACACGCCCGTATCCCGGAATGAGTGCAGAATATTGGAAGGTTCCAGTTAACAAACCGGTTTGGGGTCCTAGATACCTAGCTGAACAGATCAAGAGAGCAAGTTACCACCGACTTGTTATGAAAGAAAGTATTGTTACAGGCGGGGATCATGCGGGTCAATACTATGGTTCTATGGCAGCTGATACAACCGTACAAAGGTTAGATGCACGTCCAGTTACAAGCAGGAAATCAGTTTTTATGGGTTCACACAAGTTTTAATGTAAGGCAGACAATGAAGAAGCAAACAAAATCTAGCAAAATGGATGAGTCTTTAGGAATGAAACGCGGAAAAGAAAGTTCAAAGAGCCAGTCAATGAAGTCTCGTCGTGATGAAAGCAAAGGTGCTAGCAAGAAGCATCCTGATGAAGCACAAGACAAGAAACTTATTAAATCTATGATGAAGAAGTCAGGATGTAAATAATGAACCTATTGCAAGATTGTATTACCTATGTCCGGCGAATTATCAAGAGTCCTAGCAATGCGACAATAAGTGATAATTTAATTGTCGATTATATCAATCGCTTTTGGATGATGGATGTCGATGCTCGTATGCAAGTGTTTGATTTGAAGACTAAATATCAATTTCAGACAGTGCCGGGTGTAGATCAATACAATATGCCCTTGTATAGCATTCAGTCTATAAATGTTGACGGTACAACAGCCAATCCTATTGGAATGTATCCAGTGTATCAGGGGTTTTTAGCCCCTGCATACATCAATGGAATACAAATTTCCTTTGAGACTCAGAAAAGAGCTTTTTTTAACGCTTGGCCAAACATTGTTCAGTATAACCAAGTAGTTGGTGTCGGAGATGGGTCAGCGGGCCCTTACACATTGACATTCCCTGTGATTGGAACGCCTGCTACTCCTCCTAACCCACCTTTGCAAGGTTTGCTTAGGGGTCATGTTGATATTTCTGGGGTAATTTCTACAGGTGTTAATGTTGATCCTCCTTTAGTTTCTTCGACACAAATTACGAATTTAGACACTTTCATTCAGGATATAGCAGTTACAAGCGCATTGCCATCTGTTTATTTTACTTCTATTGCATCCGATGGGTCTAGTGTGGTTATTTCCGATAGTGGGCAATTTCTTGAGGATAATGTTAATTATGGCCTTTTAATGCAGCCGGGTAAAGCTCCTTTTGGCAACTTGCCTCTAGCCGGGGGAGGTGGACCATTTTATAGCACTACGCAGAATACAATAAATTACTTTACTGGTGTTGCTACTAACGTATACTTTCCTCAGGCTATCCCTAGTGGACAAAACATTATAGGCCAGTGTTTTTACTTTCAAACTGGGTTACCTCGTGGAATTTTATATTATAATAATACTCTCACTTTACGCGCTCCTCCTGATAGACAATATCTAGTTGAAGTAGATGCCTATCTTTCTCCTTGTGCCTTTTTTAGCACAGAAAACGCCCTTCCTTACGGTTACATGACTGAGTATATAGCAAGAGGGGCAGCAAGAAAAATTCTGTCAGACACTGGAGATGTGGAACAATTTATGTTTTATGAGCCTTTGTTTAAAGAGCAAGAGTTACTTGTTTGGAAGAGAAGTCAGAGACAGTGGACAGCAACAAGAACACAAACAATATATAGCCAAGGGGCAGGCGGTGGTTGGAATGGAAATAACAATAATAGCGGTCATGGAGGGGTTTACTAATGCCTAATTTTTCATTTACTAGAGACATTCCGTTTGCGTCTCATAATCCTTCAGCCGACCAACCGATTATGCAGACAAATACTAATTCAGAAGACAGTATTTGGGCGGTTGATCATTTTGGCTTTAATGATAATGATGGAGGAACTCACCAGAAGGTGTCATTAAAAAACACTGACTTAACGACAACTCCGACTTTACCTCCAAATATTTTAGGTGCTGGATTTGAAACGTTATATTCTCAACCGGCTGGTGTAGCTCCTTTAGGACCTTTAGGAGAGATTTTCTACTCACGAGGTGGTAATCCCGGAATACAATTAACAGGCCCGGGTACTCCACAAGGAACAACCTTAGGTTCTTCTTTTCTACCCGGTGGCTATTTAATTAATTGGGGTCAGGTTGCTGCAGTAACTGATACAGCTGTAACTTTTACTCAAGATTATGCTGCAGCCCCCTATGTTATCAATTTGACAATTTTAGAGAACTCAAACAGTGCCGTTCTTGCTTACGTCAAAACATCTTCGGCAACAGGATTTACTGTTGCATGTCGAAACGCTTCTAATCAAGACCTCGGCTTAAATTTAATGTGGTGGGCAATAGGTAAATAATGGGCGAAAAAATTGTTGTAGGACCAATTAATCAGGGTCTAAATACAAGTCGGACAGCTTTTAATATTGATAAGGAAAGCTTTCCTACGCTCATTAATGCTTATCAATGGAGAGGTCGCGTTAAAAGAAAGCGTGGAACCGTGCTTCTGAATAGACTAATAAGATATCTAGGCGATACTGACGGCGCAGGAAATTTAGTCATCACGATACTTCCAGTTACTATTGATACAGGGATAACTTCCTATATTGTGGGGTCAAATATATTTACAGATCCTGGTACAACAGCAGACCCTGGTGTTCAAACTCTGTTGACGAATGGTCCCGGTACGGCAACACTTGATCGAGTTAATGGAACATTAACGATTTCTGGATCAAATTTAAGCACTGCTGTTTTTATGCTTCCAAGTCTTCCTGTCATGGGACTACGTGATTTAGTTTTAGAAGTGAATCAATACCCTGGAACATTAGCATTTGATACAAGATATTCTTATAATATCCAAACCTCAACTCCTTATGGAATTTACGATGTAAGTTTTTATAAAAATCCGTCACTAAACATTACGGCTTACCCTGGTTACGTTCCAAAATCATCACCTGAACCATTATCTTGGAATGGTGAAGATTATCAGCAATTCTGGACAGTTAATTACCAAGGCGCCTTATGGGCTACCAATGGGGTCACTCAACCTTTTTCTCCAACAAATGTGGGGATGCAGTTTTATGGACCTGATACTCCATTAATTCTGTCAGCAGCTGCTCAAGTAGACGCAACACACGTTGATTTTACCGTTGTTGGAAACACTTTGGTTGTTGGCGACTACGTGTTTGCTAATGAATTTACCGGTGGTTCGGGATTAAACTTCCAATCAGGTTATGTTACGGTAGCAGGAAATACATTCACTGTAGAGTTTCCATACGCTAATATTGCAGCAGGTGCCTACACTCCTGGAATAATTCAATTACTGACAAATAATTCGGATACAACTAAAGACTGTGTTCGTTGGTATGATGGCGATCCAACAAATGGAAGCGCTGTAGCACCGGCATTTCAGGAAGGGAAAGGTTGGGTTAATTTCATGCCCCCTCTGTCTTTAGATGCGTTTTCAATATCTGATTTACCTCCCCTTCAATATTACCTTGCTGGCGCAAGAATGATCGTTCAGTTTAAGGATAGGTTATTGATGGTAGGTCCGGTAGTACAAGCCTCGTCCGGTGATCCAATCTACTTGCACGACACTGTTATTTCAAGTCAGAACGGAACTCCTTATTACACAGCTTCATTTACTTACAATGCGGCAGCACCGACTGATCCAACCCTTGCAGATATTGACTTTACCCCTATCTTAGTTCCGGTAAATAATTCAGCAACTGCGCCATCATGGTTCGAAGATGTCACAGGTTTTGGTAACTTTATTTTCGCAGGAGTCGATCAAGCCATCGCGACATGTTATCCTAATCGCGATGTATTGATTATGGGTTTCGAGAGGATGCAAGCTCAATTTGTCTATACGAGCGATGATATACAGCCATTTGCATTTTACACCGTCAACTCGGAATTAGGATCAGGTAGTACGTTTTCAGGAATTGTTTTCGATGAAGGCGTCTTGACAAGAGGGAGTCGCGGATATGTTACGACAAACCAAAACGGTGCGGCAAGAGTTGATTTAAAGATTCCAGATCAAGTCTATCAAATCAATTTAAGAGATAATGGTGCTGAACGAGTAACGTCTATTAGAGATTTTATCAACGAATGGGCGTACTTTACCTATCCTTCAAATCAACAAGATATTTCGATTTACAAATTCCCTAACCAAACTCTGCAATTTAATTATAGAGATAACTCATGGGCAATATTCAACGAATGTTTTACTACTTATGGAACATTTAGGAGACAGACAGGTTATACTTGGGCTACCTTGGGAGTTTCTGAGATTAATGCTTGGAATGAATGGAATACCCCTTGGAATGCTGGGTTGTCAACGCTATTAAATCCTGATATTATAGCCGGTAATCAGCAAGGTTTTGTCGTCTTTAGAGATGAGGGAACGGATGAAGCTAATTCTTTAGTCATCCAAGATATCTCCGGTAACGTGGTTACATCTCCAAATCACACGTTAAATGAAGGTGACTTTATAACGATTTATAGTGCCCAAGGAACGGTAGGAGCAGAAGTTAATGGTAAGATTTTCTCAGTGGGTCCAACAGTTACTGATAACACTTTTTTACTTAACCCTACTATCACTAGCGGTACTTATTTGGGCGGTGGTGTCATTCAAAGAATGTATCGTCCATTTATGCAGACGATGCAGTTTCCAGTTTCATGGGGAATCGGAAGAAAAACTAGATTAGGACCACAGCAATACTTGCTATCTACAACAGCTAAAGGTCAGATTACTCTATTAATATTCTTAAGTCAAAACAATGCAAGTCCTTACAATAACGGGGTGGTTGATCCTAACGATACTTTGATTTACAGTACGGTTTTATACACTTGTCCTGAAAGTACAAATCTTGGCTTAACACCGGCAAATACTAATTTACAAATGGTCACAGCTCAGGCGCAGCAACAAATCTGGCATCGCATGAATACCTCTTTATTAGGTGATACCGTTCAAATAGGATTTACCTTGTCAGATGAACAGATGCGAGCAGTTGATGATGAGGGAGCCCCTATTTCACAATTTCTTGAGATAGAACTACACTCAATGATCCTGGACGTA